CTCCAGCTTAGCCTCGTAATCCTCCTCCAGCTTCTCAGAAGCCGCAAAAGTATTGTCCTTAAAACCCTTTACAAGCGCAGGAATGATGGAGAATAGGTATTCTTTTTCTATTGATAGGATCATTTCTTTAGTTGTTAGAGATTTGTGGTTAGTATTTATTTACGGCAAAGGTAATATACCCCTTACACACCCCAAAGGACAGCTTTTATAATGATTAATGCCAACAATGATTAATTCCCTCATTTCTTAATTGGTTGGTGGCAAGAACAATAATACTCGGAATTTCTCGGTTATTTTACCCAGAGTAGGGAAGATGATCGTTTGCCCCGTCAGGCTAATGGTAAAGAGATCCTTCCCCGAGCCATTGTCTACAATGTTGTCATCTATAGTAAGGCTAAAGGGTTCCCTATGGTTACCCACCACGAGCATCTCCTGAGCCGATACCAATGCCACCACATACTTGCGCTTTTTGTGCATGGAGATTAGCTTCAGCCGCACCTCCTTGCTCAGCTCGTATATGGGAAAGGTAACCTTCATATCGAAGTAGTCATTATGATTCTGTTCCTTGAGGCTTATCTTACGGCTGTAGCCGCTGGGGTGAGCCACTCTCAGTTTTACAAGGGCAGCATTCGGATCGGGGGTAAGCGCCCTCAGATTCTGGTTAAAGGTAAAACTCGCCGCGTCAAAGAGCAGCACATGGCGGATCTCCCGCGTGAAATCCTCCCCAATATTACACAATTCGTAACTCATTTTTTTTAGGTTTTAGTTGTCAGTTGTCAGTGGTTAGTTGCTAATCACTCCCCCTAATCTCTCGCAAAAATAAAAGCCCTTCCCCATGTGGGAAAGGACTTTCTTTTTGTCACTTTTCACTAATTATTGTATTCCTCGCAGAATAGCTCTATTTCCTCCTTATGCCGCTGTATGATAAAGGTCAGCGAGAGCATGTGCAGAAACATATCTTTGACAAAGGCTTGTTCTTCCTTGTCAAAAAAGGTCGAGTCCTCCAATAGCTTGGGAAACTGTAAGAGCCGCTCTTGGAAGTCGTCCTCCCTGTCTAACCTATCGTCTATCTCGCAGAGCCAATACACGAGCTTCCTCCCAAGCACTTCGTCCAGCGGACGTGGTAATTGCTTCTCCCCTCTCATAGCACACCTCCTTCCTTAGCTTTAGCATTAGCAATCGCCCCATGCAGTGAGAGCACCGCTTTGGCAAACGTCCTCCCCTTGCCCTCTTGACAAAGCGCACTGATACGCCATTCCTCCACAAGGCGCCCACGCTGCAAGCACCTCACCACACACTCCCCATGAGCGGCTTTGATAATATCCTTAAAAAACTCCTTGGCCACCTGCTCTGAAAGGTACTCCAATAGCTGATCCTTCCCTATAGGTAAGGGTTGGATTTTCTGATACAACGCCTCTACTACAGGCATAGTATCTACGATTGTTTTTTCTTGTTGGAACATAAGATAAAAATAAAAAAATCCGTGAGTGGGTGTTGTTCCAACAAGAGCTTACGCATTTGTTTGTATAGCATTACTACTATACGACACCTTCACGGATATAGGTTTATAATTGTATTTGCAACTTTAAACAAGTGTTGCTCTTGTTGGAACCTTGCAAAGGTACAACTTTTTTCCTTTCCTCCAAATCTTTTCTCAAAAAAATTTTCACTCGCCACTAACCACTGACAACTGACTTCTGACCTCTGACTACTGCCCTCTGACAACTAACCACTACCCCCTGTCTCATAGAACACCACCAGCCCTCCTTCTTTGGCGATAGCGTGTTCTATTCGTGCCCCTTGGCTTTCTTCCCACCCTGCAAGCATATAGATCCCCTCGCATTGGAGTAAGGCGATAATATCTTTCGCCATGTGTGCTTCCCATGGGTCAGTCTCCCCCAGCCCGTTACAAAGAGGATTCGTAACCTCGTGTCCCAGGGCCCGCAGCGTATCCGCCACATCCCCAAACCGCTTACGGGTATAGCTTAGCTCCGTCCCGCTTATCTGTCCTGATAGGTATATTTTCATCCTCTTCTTATTTGTTAAAAATTATTTCTCCCAAACTAAGTACAAAGTACTGTTTCCCTTCTTCTGCACCCCATTCGCTTTTTCCTACCCCTTGGGTGATCCCTTTCAGTTCAATAGCAAACCATGGCGCATGGCTCCCATACCCATTGCGAAAGATGATCCTGTCATATTTCTTTCCCATAAGCCGCTTTTCCCAATAGGGCTTGATCTCTCGGTATTCCTCCTTCTTCTCCCCTGAGAGAATAAGGTCAAACCATTTCTTCTTCAGTGTAAGCTGTAAATATTTCATTGTCCTACTTTTTTAATCCTCATTACGACTTTCCTTTTTAAAAAGTTCTCTGTACTTAGAAGTTGTTATCTCTGTGCAATCAGCAGGAATGGGAACATCTGTCCAATCTTCTTCAATGATAAAACCAAAGTATTCGTTATTAGCCTTAGAAAAACCAATATGCTCGCTAAATCCTTCTTTCCAACCTATACAGGCATTAAGTTCTTTTTTGTTAATTGTAACGGCTTGGTCAAAGTCAGCTTGTATGGATTTACCTTGCTTAATGTTGAGTCGTGGCATATATTCACCATTTCTGACTTCCTTCCATACTTTAGTGTCTACAGTAGTGCCTTTAGGAAATATTACTGATGATATTCCTCCTGCGGCTACCCAATATTCTCCTCGCCACGAGGTGAATCCGTATTTTTCAGCTAATGCTTTTTGGTTTTCAAAGCAAACTTCTAATTTTTCGGCTATCTTTTGAAACTTTTTACCTGTTTCACTTTCTTTCTTTGTAATAAAATACATGGTCATTATTTTAATTTTAAATATTACTTATTCATTTTTTGCCTACTGGTGAGATCTCGTCACTCATCATTAATCATTAGTCATTAGTCACTTGTCACTTGTCACTCTTCACTTTTCACTCTTCATTCTTAATCAGTCTATCCTCTATACTCCCCTTTTTTCTGTTAAAGTCTTTGCGGAGGGTCTCATACATCAGGTCGCTTTCCTCTATGTCGTACATCTCCAAGCGCTTTAGGATCGTATCTTTGTAAGGTATCTGAAACTGATGATAGTTCACCACTGCTTGTGTATACAGTTCTCTCCGGAAGTGCTGGTCTATATACTTGAGCACCAATCCTATTTTCTCCTGAGAGAGAATACACCCCTTCTTCTCATACTGAGAAGCATTCACCGCTATCCGATAAGCATGTAGCTCTCCACTACGGGGGTGATACTTGTACTCTGAGGCCATACTCTTGCGCTCCAAGATATGCAAGAGATACAAGCCTACATCATTATCACCCTTGAGCTGATACGGTTCTCCATACATCTTGCGCATGTATTTCAGTAGATACTTTGGTAGTAATAGTTTTATTTCCATATCTTTTTTATTTATCACTGGTTACTCTTCATCTGTTAGTGGTAGCTCTTCACTCTTACCCTTTATCCTTACATTCTTAATGGGGCGTTCTTCCTCATCATACCCTGTTACCGAATCCTCGTAGCTGTATTCTATACGGGTAGCATGTTTCTCTACATAGTCCTGTATATCCTCCAATCGTGGAGGAAATATATCAAAGACACTTTTTACCAATTGTTCTAATCCTACAGGATTCCTTGGAGAATCCACATGACAGCCTATAAGAGAACCTTCGCGGTACAAGCCCACCACATAGGTGTAGCTTTTCTTCAGATATGCCCATATAGGCAATAGATCTCGCATACTGTCGAATACATGATACTTTATCATCGCTTTAGTTTTTAAAATATAGTCTCTTCACTCTCTGTGGGAGCCGCAGGGGCAAAAGGGGAAGCCGTACGAAGGGACTGCACCTCTATCTCTGCCAATAGCTCCTCACGAATACGTAACTTGCCAATGTCTATCACCATGGCACTGGTAGGGCTATTGATATTGGTGTTGATACGGATACTCTTCTCCTCACCCATATAGCTGCTGTCCTCCCTGAGCTGTCGGCGCATCTCACTCTTGCCAGGCGCCTGCTCTCGGTACTGGACAAACCATTGGCGCTGTACAATGCTATAAGCCGTACTGAAGTTAAAGTATATACGTCCACCCTCTGCCCGTAGGTTTGTATCCACTTGCAGGCGCTCCCCTTGCGTGAGGCGCATGCAGACCATAAAGCAATCCCAAAACCGCTGATATACCGAATCGCTCTCTATCTTACGCCTTTGGTTCTCTATCAGGGAATCAAAGTGCCGCTCCATATCCTCCTGCCAAAAGGGAAAAATCCCCTCCCGCTCAAAGATCCCATACACGGCGTACAATACCGCAAGGTTATCTATCATGCGCACAGGCACCCCCTTGATCGCCTCCCGCTCACTTAGCAGCCGCTTTTTTTCTCGATACACTTCTAAAAAATGCTCTTGGAATACAGCCCGCTTATGCAGCAGCCAGTCCGAGATCCCCGACACCCCCCGCCTGCACATATCCTTGAGCTTGTTGTACGCAGCCTTCGCTTCCTCGCTAAACTCTTGTGTCTTCATTTCCTCCCAGATAAGGCGGGTAATAAGCGCCTCTGCATCGGGGCTGTCATTCCCAGTAAGCAGCGTGGAGGAGATAATCGGTACTTCATCTACCGCAACCTTGCTCTCTATACTCCCACGCTTGTACCCGCGTCTGTCCCACAAACCCTTGATGATCCCATCCACTTGCGGATTGCCACGCTTGTACTCCGAAAGCTGCGAGATCCCATTGCTGAACTGGGCAAACTCTCGTATCTGTGCCTTAATCGTCGAGGCTGACCCCTCCAACTGTATCGCCGTCTGTGGTTGCCCGACAAAGGATTGTATCGCCTCGCAAATATTATCCTTACCCGTCGAGGCAGGGCCAAAGTAAAAGAGGATAGGGAAAAAACCCGTACAACTCACCACGATATCCTGAAATAGCGACCCAATACCAAAGAGAATCCCCGTAATGGCATGCCCCCTATGTACCTTATACAACTGCTTGAGGTATTGCGGCAAACTTACCTCTGTGGGAATACTCCTGAACTTCTTCTGCGCCCCATACTTGTACATGTTTTTTTCAAAGTTCTTGTTAGCCGAAGGAATGTAATAGCTGTCTTGCTGATACTTAAACAGCCCCTCCGAGTTAATCGCCTCTTCCCGCAATCCTGGGATAACGATTTTGTTATTCCATACCCAAAAGCCCTCCGCTTGCCAGCCTAATACATCTATTTTGCGCCCCGTACCCATACGGTCAAAGAGGTACCGCAACAAGCGCTCATGCTGCGCTGCCGAGCCCGAAAACGAAAAGTTACCATACGAGGTCACCACATTCTTGAACGTGTTAAGGGTGTTTATCTTTTCCGACAATACGTCAAATATCTTTTCCACCCCATGTACATTACAGATACGGATCAGCTTCATCGGAAACTGCTCGTCCTGCATATGCTGTATGATTTCTATAGAGAAGTTGGAAATATCATAGAAAGCATTCCCCTTGTCCGTACTGCAATAGATACGATTGGCATGCTGAAACACCCCATACTCCAATATATCCTTTCTATAAAGGCTCGGATCCTCCACCTCTTTCGGAAACTGGTAGTTCTCCAAGGGGTCTTCCGTACCATATTGCGGAAGGTCTATGACTATTTCAGGAGTCTTGTAGTATTTTTTTTCTTCCTTGGGCTTCTCTATGGCTACCTTAATCCCAAAGCGTGCTTTTACCTGCTCCATATAGGCATCACGGGTCACCACATCGGGGATTTTTCCGATAAGCTCCATGGCAAGGTCACTAAGCCGCTTCTTATCCTCAGGCATAAGGATCACCTTTTTCCCCTTGGTATCAGCACGGCCAAGGGCTTCCTCATAGGCCCCTTGCAAATAGTGCAGCACCGCATCGCACCTTGCCGCCTCTATCAGCGCCACAGCGCCCTCCCTTTGACCTATGCTATCGGGATCCTCCTTACTTTCGGAGGGAAATACTACCCGCTCGACAAACAAGCCCGCTTCCAGCGCCAGCCCCATGTCTCTATAGGCAGCCGTCGCCCCTGCATTGTCACTATCACGAAAAATAATGAGCTTCTTGCATAGCTTCTTGATTTCCGCAAGGTGCTGAGCGCTCAGCGCTGTTCCCAACGTGGCCACACAGTTGCGCAACCCTATCTGATGCATCCGCATCACATCTGTATAGCCTTCCACTAAGTACACCTCCCCGCACTGTGCCATGCTATTACGCGCCAAGTGAAAGCCATACAAAAGCTCCGACTTGTGAAATACCTCACTCTCTGGGCTGTTCAAGTACTTAGGCGCACCCTCTTTCGCTTCCGAGGGCATCACACGCCCGCCAAATCCCACACAATGCCCATGCTTGTCCGATATAGGGAAGATGATACGCCCCTTAAAGAAATCGTAATACCCCCCATTCTGATACGCTTTGAGCACTCCAAGGGCGAGCCCCTCACTCACCTGCCCGCGTTCCTTCAAGACTTCATACATCCCCGCCAAGGCATACCCAATCTCAAAGTCCGACAAAATCTCCTCCGAAAACCCTCGCTCCTGCATATACTTTTGAGCAGGTAATAACCCATGTGACAATTTTGGAAAATTTTCTTCTTGCACATCTCCACCCCCTTCTAAAAATTGCCCGCGGGGGCTCCCCGCAAAATTTTCTTTATAATTTTCTTTGACAAAGGCAATAATTTCCCCAAGGCTTTTTTTCTCTTGGCGTTTGGCCTTCTGTGCTTCGGTTTCTTTTTCGTACTCTATGGGGATATTGAGCACCTCACAAGAGAGCTTCACCGCTTCTGGGAAGTCCATACCCTTATAGGCTTGGATAAAGTCTATAACAGACTTTCCGCCACGGCCGCTGGCAAAGTCCTTCCAAATCCCCTTCACGTTGGACACCACAAAGCTCGGCGTACGTTCATTGGTAAACGGAGACAGCCCCTTAGCGGTGCCATTGGATAGGATTTTATAGGAAGGATCGTGATATATACGGCCTATGGCTTCACACAAGTCACATTCGTATATCTTATCTATGATTTCATTTTTAATATAGGGCATTGCTTACATTTTAGAGAATAGGGTAATAAATAGATTTTGATTAGTCACTCTTCACTCTTCACTTACTTAGGGAAACATCCTCTCTTCCATTTCCTTACGGATTTGCTCCATGTCAGCAGGGTAGGAGATACAGATCACGCCCTGCTTGCCTAAAAAGTCCATCCGCCAATCCGCCACGGGGATAATCTCCCGCAGCTGGGCAATCTTCTTAAAATCGGCAAAGGCGACAATATACTGTACATCCCCCTCGTATATTCGGAGGATCACCCCTTGTACACCAAAAAGCGCCTCTATTTCCTGCTTGATAATAGTATATGCTTTCATCATTTTTCTATAAATTGTAATTCTGTTAGAAGCTCCTGTACTTCCTCTGTAAATAGATCTTTGGAAACTTCTATAAAACAGATATTCTTATCATTATAATTTACCTCAAAGCCAGCGTAAAAACTCAGGGGAGAATCATTTATCTGTTCCACTACATTTGCCTTAATATTATTACCTTCTCTAAGGATGATATACCACCTGCGATACCTTTCCTCATTTTCATTGAGATATTCCACAGAGGCGTAAAATTTTCCTTGTTCTAAATCTTTTGCTTTCATTTTTTTCTTATTTTATAATTGTACTTATAATAGCAATCAGTAGCACCTCTTTATTAAAGAGCACCTCCAGTCTCTCCACGATCTCGACATCGTCCCACACTTTTGGCTTCTGCTTTTTGCGGGTGCGGCGCTTTGGCGTCATCTCTTTCTCTAAGAGCTTAATGAATCGTTCCTTTTCCTCCTCGCTAAGCTCCCTGAACACTATCAGTACAGTCTCGGCTGTCATCATCTTCCTCTTTTGCGTAGATATCCTCCTCTGAAAGTCCATATTCCTTATACACTTTCATACAAGCAGCCAATAACAATAATTTAGAATTACGCTTGGCGCGGGTGATAATAGCATACTGGCTTACTTTCAGCTCTTTAGCTATGTCCAACGAAAAATCATTGTCCGTTTTAATTTTTTCGATAAGTTTCTTTGATGGATTCATTTTTTTTCTTATATTTGGCGTTGTCAAACTGTTATCATTTTGGCGTTGCAAAGATATAAACTTATTTTCAAATAAAAAAGAAAATTATAAACTTTTTTTCAAATGACTACAACTATACAAGAACGAATTTTACAATACCTTGAATATAAAAAGGTTACACCCTACAAGTTTTGTAAGGATTTAGAATTTCCAATGGGGTCATTGAACAAAAGAGGATCCATAGGAACTGATAAATATTTGAAAATTATAAAATACTACAGGGACTTAAACCCCGAATGGTTATTGTCGGGTGAAGGCTCTATGCTCAAAAAAGAGCAGAAAACTCAAGCAAATACCCCCGATGATAAATACCTTTTGTTATTGGAAGAGCATAACAAAACCCTCAAGGATCAGTTAAAGGATAAGGAGGCAATCATTAAGGAAAAGGAGGAAAAGGAGGCTTTGTATAAGGAAAAAATTAAGGACTTACAACAGCAGGTGCAGGCAAATACAATATACCAATCAGGTGCCCCTACTGCCAGTTATTCCTTATCAACGCCCCCAGCACCTTAGTATCCTACAGCAGCTACTCTGTAAGGAATGTTTTACTTATACTCTTGCTTTTATGAAGAGTACCAGCTAATTGAAAGGGCAACACTCCTTATTTACATAGCAGGGAATAAGGAAGTACCAGCCAGCCAGAAATAGATCTTGAGTAGTTGCTTTTAGAATATGGAAATATTTTTAACAAAAAAATATTTAGTAATATATTGTAAATCAAATATATACATAAAAAATAAGAATACGATAACCGAATACAAATCACTCTTTTTTAATTTTGTAAGTGATTGATTTTCAATGTGAAAAGAAAACGAAATTTATTCATTTTCAGTTCATAACCCAAAGGTCACGGGTTCAAATCCCGTCTTCGCTACAAAATGTAAATCTTTGAAAGAGAGTG